TTCCTACGCACCAGACAGCATTATGGACATTGTTGTATGTTGCTAACATCGGTGCTAACAACAAAACAGCAACTGTGTATTGGTATGACAAATCTACCAATGAAGAATACGGCATAGTTAATACTTCATTCAATGCTGGCACAGGGTTAGAGTGGGGTGGTGATGGTAAGTATGTTGTACTAGAAGAAGGTGATGAGATACGAGTAGCACAGCAGGACAACCTTACTACCTTTAGTTTTATTATATCAGTAGAGTTAGATCCTAAGTTAGCAGTTCAGTTTAATACCTAAAGGAGTTACTATGTTTAAACCTTGCCCTGGTTGTCCTAGTCCTGCGAAGTGTAAGAAAGCTGGTAAGTGTATGAAGAAGTCTAAAGGTAAATACTAATGCCACTGAAGCAAGGTTACTCTAAGAAGACTATCTCTGAAAACATCCGTAAGGAAATGAAGTCAGGGAAGCCCCAGAAGCAAGCAATTGCCATTGCCTTGTCAACGGCAAGAAAGGCTAAGAAGAAAAAATGATTAAGAACAAAACTTATGCAAAGTTAGATAAGCAAGAAGAAGCCATCGAAGATAAAAAGAAAAAGATTAAAGAAGCAGAGATGGAAAAGAAGATTAGAGCGATTGTTCGTAGCGAGATGAGCAGGAAAGTTAAGAAATGAAATTCTTTATCGCTGTGGTTGTTTTCTGTGTTGATGGTCAATGTGCCTTCTGGAAGTCTGATGAAAACTTCTACAGCGAACGAGAGTGTCAAGCCGTTGCTATGAAGGCTATACACAACATTGAATCAGAAGTAGATGTAGACATGATTGAAGGTGTTTGTCTTCCTATAAGTAAAAAGGATCAAACATAATGGTTAAGAAGGTATATCAGAACAAAGAAGGTGGTTTAAACCAGAAGGGTCGAGATTACTTCAAGCGTACTGAAGGTGCTAATCTTAAACCACCAGTATCAGCCAAGGAAGCAGCAAAGTCACCCACTGCTGCTAAACGAAGGAAATCATTTTGCTCACGGATGTCAGGCGTGGCTGGCCCTATGAAGGATGAAAAAGGCAGGCCTACAAGGAAGGCACTGGCACTAAAGAAATGGGACTGCAATGGCTAACCAAACTTATCTTGAAACAGTTAATAATGTATTAATTAGGCTTCGTGAGAACGAAGTTAGTGCTGTTACTGACACTTCCTACTCTAAGTTGATTGGTAGGTTTGTCAACGATGCAAAGCGTCAAGTAGAAGATGCTTATAACTGGAACGCTCTATCAGAAACTATTCCTGTTCAAACCACTGCTGACTTGTTTACTTACTCTTTAGAAGGCATTGGTCAACGCTTTCGTCTTATTGATGTCATAAATGAGCAAAGCAATTGGACAATGAGTATGGAAACAACAACGGCTATGAACGAGTTGTTTCTCAATGCTGGTAACCCTGTACAGCGTGGCGCACCAGAGTTCTTTAACTTTAACGGCGTTACTGCTGATGGTGATACATTGGTAGATGTCTACCCTGTTCCTGATGGTGTCTACAACCTGTATTTTAACGTCATCAAGCCTACGCTGCCTTTGTCTGCTAGTGGTGATCAAATTATTGTACCAGCAGAGCCTATCGAGTTTTTGGCCTATTCCAAGGCATTGTTAGAGCGTGGTGAGGATTCTGGTATCAACAGCACTGAAGCATATCAGTTGTATCTTCAGTCGCTGTCAGATCACATCGCTGCTGAGGCTAATCGTTATCCTGATGAAATCACTTGGGTTGATTATTAATGAGACCGTTACAGACAGGTAGTATAGCTGCTCCAGGGTTTCTTGGGTTAAATACTCAAGACAGCAGTGTTCAACTATCTTCAGGGTTTGCTTTAACCGCTAACAACTGTGTTATCGATCAGTATGGTCGTATCGGTTCTAGGCGTGGTTGGACTCCTGTAAACACCACAGTCAACACTGATCTTGGTAGTGCTAACCCTGTACAGTTCTTGTTTGAGATGGTTAAGACTGGTGGTAACATTCTTCTTAGTGCTGGTAACAATAAGTTGTTTACTGGTACTACAACAATGACCACTGCTACCATTCGTAACGCTGCTAACAACGCTAACGTATCAGTAACTATCACTGCTAATCACTGGCAAGGTGCTTCGTTGCCTTATGGTGATGGAGCAGCAGCAGAGCCTCATGTTTACTTAGCACAGGCAGGTCATCCAGTGCTGGTTTATCATGAGTTACCTGTCTCTGGTGGTTCTGATCCACATTCTCATGATAGTGGTACTTTTGGTTTTCAACGCTTAGGCGATATTGGAACATTACCATCAGGATACACCACCACTGACTTTATACCTAACTGTGCATTAGCAGCGTATGGTCGTATATGGTTGGCTGATATGGCTAACGATAGACAGACTGTATACTTTAGTAGATTGCTTGATGGTTCTGACTTCCAAGGCGGTGATAGCGGATCGTTGTCACTCAACGCTGTCTTCCCTAACAACGATAAGATTGTAGCACTAGCAGCACATAATGGGTTCTTGATTATCTTTGGTAGAAATAACATCGCCATCTATGGTAACCCTATTGATGTAACTCAGTTGACTCTTGCTGATTATATTCCTAATGTTGGTTGTATCGCTAGGGATTCTGTAGTTTCTACAGGTACTGATATTATCTTCTTGTCTGACACTGGTGTTCGTAGTTTGACACGAATCATCCAAGAGAAGTCACTACCGTTCCGTGATATCTCTAAGAATGTACGAGATGATTTGATTGCTAATGTTGCATCAGAGAGTAACACTGCTGCAATTAAAGGTGTATACTACAGTAGAGATGCTTTCTATTTGTTAGCGTTACCAACATCTAACATTGTATATTGCTTTGACACCAGAGCGCCGATGCAAGATGGTTCGTATCGAGTAACACAATGGAATAGTATTGATCCTAGAGCCTTTGTAGTTAATGATGCTAAAGAGTTACTGATAGGCAAACCTGGATACATTGGTAAATACTTTGGTCACTACGATAATGCTTCGTCATATCGTATGGAGTATTTTACTAACCACTTTGACTTTGAGCAACCAAACCAACTAAAGATACTAAAGAAAATAGGCATGGTTGTTATTGGTGGCTCTGGTGCTGAGGTTGCAGTCAAGTATGGTTTTGACTATTCTGAAAACTTCTTTGCAGAAACTAGAATATTATCTGGTGGTGTTAGTTATGAATATGGTGTTGGTGAATATAACATCGCTGAATACGCTGGTGGTATCGTGTTAGAGAAATTCTTTGTCAATGCTTCTGGTAACGGTGCTATAATGCAATTAGGTATTGAGAGTGACATTGCAGGTAATCCGTTATCTATACAGAAGATTGATGTGGCAACGAAACAAGGTCGTACAATAATCTAAGGAGATTTAAATTGGCAGTTGTTGTGCAAATACCTAAGATAAATACTAAATGTTGTAACAAATGTAAACAATATTTGGATATTTCTTTATTTTCAATAAATGCCGCAAACAAAGATAAGTTATCTTCTAAATGTAAAGAGTGTGATAAAGAATATCAACAAAAACAAAGAGCGAAACACTATAATTATAAAAGAGAGTATAGTAGGGAGTATGAAAGAAAAAGAAGAAAAGATTTTAATTATAGATTGCAAATGTTAATTAACGCTTCTAAACAAAGAGCAAAACAAAAAGGAATTGAACATACCCTTACTGTGGAAGAATTAAAAAGTATTTTTCCAAAAGACGGTATATGTCCTATACTAGGTATTCCTTTGGTTTTTAGTACATCTGGTTTTAGTGATAATAGCCCAAGTGTTGATAAAATAGACCCGTCAATGGGTTATACTTTAGATAATGTACAAGTAATATCTTGGAGAGCAAACAGATTGAAATCGGATGCTACAGTTGAAGAGTTAGAGAAAGTTGTTGCTTTCTTAAAACAAGGAGAATAAAGTGGCGAATTATGTAAAAAGCACGAATTTCACAGTAAAGGATTCACTTGCCAGTGGTAATCCTGCAAAGATTGTTAAAGGCACTGAGATCGATACAGAGTTTAATGCTATTGCTTCTGCTGTTGCTTCTAAAATAGAAGCAGATAGTCCTACTCTTACTGGTACTCCTTTAGCACCAACAGCGTCTACTGCAACTAACAACACTCAGATTGCTAGCACTGCTTATGTAGTCAACCGCATTGCTCAGGACATTGCTGGTAAAGCTAACATTGCTTCACCTACGTTTACTGGTACTCCTGCTGCTCCTACTGCTGCTGGTGGAACTAATACTACTCAAGTAGCTACCACTGCTTTCGTCACTGATGCTATTTCTACAGAAAGAACTACTGAAAGAACAGCAACAGCAACACTAACAAATAAGACTATTAGTGGCGCTAGTAATACTCTTACAGTTCGTTTAGATCAGTCTGACACCACCGGCACTCTTCCTGTTAGTAAAGGAGGCACTGGTGCTACAACACACACCGCTAACAATGTTCTAGTTGGTAATGGAACATCTGCTATAACCTCAATAGCGCCAGGAACTAGTGGTAATGCTTTGGTGTCTAATGGTACTACTTGGTCGTCTGGTAGTCCTGCAAAACTATCAACAGCGTCTGGATCTGCTCCGTCATACTCAGCAAGAGCCTGGGTAAACTTTAACGGAACAGGAACACCAGCAATAAGAGCAAGTGGCAATGTGTCTAGCATTACAGATAACGGTACTGGTGATTACACAGTTAATTTTTCAACAGCAATGTCAGATGCGGACTATTCTACAATAGTAACTGGTTCTAATTGGAGTGATGCAGTTCAAGCATATATAGGTTTTGAGGGTA